GGGGCGCCGGCATCGTGCTGTCCGCCCGCAAGTCCCCGGTGGAGGTCACCACGACCAAGCTGCTGGTGTGGCTCGTGTACCACTGGCAGCGCTCGGACCAGGTGCAGGAACCGCCCCGGATCCTGTAGGGCCGGGTACTGTAGCACCAGCCACCGACCCGGAGGACGCCAATGCCACGGATCGCACCCGCCCCGTACCCGCGCATCGTCGGGCTGGCGGCGGCGCTGCCCGGCGCAGCGGCCCACCCGGTCGCCGACGGCCCCAGCGGGGTCTACGGCTGCGCCGGGCTGACCATCCGCGTCACGGCCGGGGTCGCGACCCTGTCCGGCGTCCTGGACAAGGGCGCGGGCTCGGCGGCGGCGACGGCCGGGGTCGCGGGTGCGGTCGGCACGTTCGACCCGGCGCTCGCCCCCGCCGCCCCGGTCGCGGTCGCCCCCGACCCCGTCAACTTCTCGGCGCTCACCCTGACGGCCACCCCGGACGGGGAGCTGACCGAGTTCTGGGAGGACACCACGGTGGGCCGGTCGCAGTTCACCATGTGGAAGGCGATCTCCGGCCCCGGAGCCATCGCCGACATGACCTGGACCGTCGGGTGACCCGGTACACGCGCGCCGGAGCCGACGACATCACGGTGAACAGCCCTGCCGGCTTCCCCAGCTCCACGCCCCGGATCGGCCAGCCCGCAGGCTCGGGCGGGGGCGGGCTGTCCGGTGTGACGTGGCTCGGCTCCGACCGGCCCTGGGATCTGCTGCGCGGAACGGACGGGGCGGTGGAGTCCCTGGCCGCTGCGACCCGGTGCCTGGACCTCATCGCCGGGTCGATCAGCGGGCTGCCGTGGAAGGTCCGGAGGTCGGAGACCGAGACGCTGCCGGTGCCGGACTGGATCGCCGACCCGCAGGCCAGCCGGCTCGACGGGCGCACCGTCGGGATGGACGTGCGCGGCTGGGAGACCCGGCTCGACCCGGTCGCCTGGCGCGGCCAAGTCGTCACCTCGTTGCTGCTGCACGGCAACGCGTTCCTGTTCGTGCCGGTGCGCCAGCAGGGCGGCGCCCCCGCCGCGCCGGTCTTCATCCTGCACCCCGACGACGTGGAGCTGCGCGACGGCGGCTACCACGTCGGCGAGCAGCGGATGCGCCCCGGCGAGATCATCCACGTCCGGGGGCGCGGACCCTTCGACCGGCACGGGCGCGGCCGGGGCGTGCTGGAGTCCTACGCCGACTCCTTGGGCCTGCTGCACGAGGTCACCGTCAAGGCGTCGGAGTCGCTGAACGCGCCCGTGCCTGCCGGCGTGCTGGAGATCGGCTCGGGGTACGCCGTCAGCACCGAGGAGGCCGCCGAGCTGCGCGACCAGTGGGAGGCGCTGCACAAGGGCCGCTACTCGGTCGGCGTGCTCAACGCCACCACGACGTTCAAGCCGTTGTCGTGGTCGAACGAGGCCCTGGAGCTGCTGGCCATGGCCGACTTCGGGCTCAAGCAGGTGGCCCTGGCCTTCGGTCTGAGCCCGTCGTGGGTCGGGGCCGAGGACACCTCCCTGACGTACTCCAGCGTCCCGATGCGGGCGGTGGAGCTGCGGCAGTTCGGGCTGCTGACGTGGGTCCGGCGCATCGAGAGCGCGTTCGACGCCGAGCTCCCGCGCGGCACCGAGCTGTCGATCACGCTGGACGGCCTGGAGCGCGGCACCACCGCCGAGCGGTACGCCGCCTACGAGACCGCGCTGCGCTCGGGGTTCGCGACCGTGGACGAGATCCGCTCCCTGGAGGGCCTGCCTCCGATGGGCCAGCAGCAGGAAGGCGACGCAGCATGAGCAGCACGAGCACCTGGTTCGGCGGGCCGCTGGAGCTGCGGGAGGCCGGCGACGGCCGCACCGTGGCCGGGATCGCGGTGCCGTACGGCGTCATCGCCGAGGCCACGCCCGTAGGGCCTGAGCGGTTCGCCGCCCATGCGTTCCGTCGCAGCATCGGGCAGCGCAAGGGCATCGTGAAGCTCTTCCGCTCCCACGACCATGCCGTGCCCATCGCGGTGGCCCAGATCGTCGACTCCGCAGAGGGCGTCCACATCGAGGCCCGCCTCGCCGACACGCCGAGGGGCGACGAGGCGGTGGCGGAGGTCCGCGCGGGGCTGCTGGACAGTTTCAGTGTCGGGTTCCGGGCGATCCGTGAGCGCACGGTCGGCGGCGTGCGGGAGGTGCTGGAGGCCGCGCTCGGGGAGGTGTCCCTGGTGGCCCTGCCTGCCTACCCCGGCGCCCGGGTGCTGTCCGTGCGGTCGGCGGGGGCCGACCTGTTCGACCTGCCGCCCCGGCCGGTGGTGACAGAGCGTGAGATCGTGATCGGCGGAGTACGCTGGTCCTGAGACCAGCCACTCGCAGCGGACCCTGGCGCACCCGGACCTGATCCGGCCCGCAGCCCTCCCGCCCAGACCCGGCGCACCGTACCTACGTGCCCCGAGGAGGGCTGACGCATGGCGATCCGATACGTTGAACGGCTGCTGACCGACCGCGACGCGCTCGCGAACCAGATCATGGCGATGGCCGACAAGGCTGCCACCGAGGAGCGGTCGCTCAACGACAGCGAGACCACCGTGGTGGACAAGCTCCGCGGTCAGGTGACCGAGCTGGACAACGAGATCCGCGCCTGGAACTCGACCAGCGAAGCCTTCAGCCGCTTCGAGGGCCTGTCGGCCCCCGGCGACGAGAAGCGCGCCGACCAGCGCGCCAAGAACGGCCGCGCCCGCACGCTCGGGCAGGACTTCGTCAACTCGGCTGCCCTGCTGGAGTACCGGGGCGGCGGCACCGGCCAGCGCCACACCGCCGAGATCGGCATCGACGAGTACCGCGGCCTCATCACCGTGGACAGCCTCGGCCTGGCCCCGGCGGATTTCGCGGCCGCAGGCCCGACCGTCACGAGCCCGGTGCTCGACGCCATCGGCCGGGTGAGCACCAACCGCGACTCGGTGCGCATCCTCGTGCCGGGCGGTGGCGCTCCGCTGGCCGGCGGCCCGATCCCCGAGGGCACCGTCAAGCCCGAGGCGACCCTGGGCTGGACCTCCGAGACGGCCGAGATCGGCACCTACGCCCATTGGATTCCGATCACGCGCCAGGCCGTATCCGACGCCCCCTACCTCCGCAGCCTTGTGGATGGGGAACTTCGCAGGGGCGTCGTCAATCGCCTGGAGACCGAGGCCGCCCTCACCCTCACCGGGGCGACCGGCTTCCTGACCGGCACCGGGGCGTCCCTGGACGCCGCGATCCGCGACGGCATCGCCGAGGTCGAGGCCGCCGGCTTCCGGGCCGAGACGATCCTGCTGAACCCCAAGGACTCGGCGGCCATCGACATCAGCGCGTCGGGCTCCATCACGTACGCCGACCGCCAGCGCGGCCTGTGGGGCGTGAACATCGTGACGGCGGCGGCGGTCCCGCAGGGCTCGGCGTTCGTTGGTGATCTGCGTAGCGGTATTACAATGTTCGATCGGCATATCGTCGAAACGTTCATTACCGACAGCCATTCTGATTACTTTATCAAGAATGTGCTCGTGCTTCTTTCTGAGGCTCGCGCGGGCTTTGCGGTGACGCAGCCCAATGCTGTCGCCAAGTGCACCGCGACGGTCGCCCGCACCGCCAAGTAGCCCTCCACCCGACGAGGCGGCGCACATGCTCACCATGACCGGCCAGGACGTGCTGGACTCCCTCGGAGTCCCGGCGCTGTCCGAGACGGACCTGGCATGGGCCGACACGTGCGCCGCCTCGGCGGCGGCCTACGTCAACACGCTGCCGTCGGCGCAGGCCGACCCGGTGCCGCAGGACGTGGCCCTCGGGGCGCTCATGCTGGCCACCGCGCTGTACCACCGCCGCCCTGCCGGCGGGGTCATGCCGGACGGCGATCCCGGCGCCGCAGCAGCGGTGGATTCCACGACCTCGCGCCTGCTGCGGCTTGGTTTCTACCAAGCTCCGGTGATCGGCTGATGGCCGCCGCCGGGTTCTGGCCGGGCCCGGGGTGGGCGCCGTGGGACGCCCTGGTGGCCGCCGGGGTGCGGGTCGTGGCCGACCCCCGCTCGGTGGCGCCGCCCTGCGTCCTGGTCGAGGTCACGCAGGCCCGGCCGGGCGCTGCCGGCCCGTGCCCGGTCATCGAGGGCGAGGCCACCGCCCACATCGTCCTGCCCGGCCCGGCCCACGGCGACGGCCTGCACTGGGCCTGGACGCAGGTGGTCCCGGTCCTGCTGCCGTACGCCGAGCTGGCCGTCCCGGGGCCGGACCTCGGCGACTGGCCGACCATCGCCGTCACGATCCCGTTCACGCACGCACAGGAGGCATGATGCCCGCCAGCACGATCCCCAACGTCCACCTGGCCCTGTCCTTCGACTTCGAGGGCGCCGAGGTCACGGCG